GGTCGGCGGTCTTGAGGATGGAGTCCAGCATTGCCTGGTTGGAGGCGTTGCGCTGGCGAAGGGCGCGGTACTCGGAGATGGCGATCTTCTGGCCGATAGCCGGAAGTTCGATCATGACCCGCTTGCCGCCTTCTTCCTTGCCGTATTCGGGCTCAGCGTCGAACGCACGGAACCGTGCGGTCTGCGTGAGACCAAACGCGCCAACGTCGAAGGACACGGAGATGTCCGGGACGTTCTCGTTGTTGAGGAACTGCTCAAGCGAGCCCTGGCGAGCTTCGTAAGCAGCGAGTGATTCCCGCATGTACCCGGAGAGGGTGGCGGGGTCGATTACATCGGTCCACAGTGTAGGCATTTGTTGTCACCCCTTCCTTAGATGAAGACGATCGTAGTGGCAGCGGACTTTGCAGCCGCCGTGGGCTTGACGAACGCGATGGGCAGCTTGGCTACCTTGACGCGGCCGTGGTCCATGAGCGGGACGTTGGGGTCGTCCGCGGCGTTGGCCGTGGCACCCGGAGCGACGAACAGCGGGGTGTCCGTGAGGATGAAGCCGGCGAGGACGCCAGCGTTGGTCACGGTGCCTTCCGTTGCGTCGTAGGGGACGAGAACGCCGCCTACCTTTGCAACAGGCATGCCGGACGGGATGTAGCCATTCGGGTAGTGAGTGGCCGGCGTGAACGTCGAAATGTCGAGGATCTCAGTCCGGGCGTTGCGGATCGCGTGACCCGAGCCCAGCCATGACATGTCCCCAGTGACGATTTCCGACTCAGTGCGAAAACGAGGCATTGTCTAACCTTTCTGATTCTTGTTGTGCCGAGCCGCGTACAGATCGCGGCCTACGGCTACGGAGGTGGCGCCGTCCGACGGACGGTAGCCTTGGTGGTTCGGCTTGCGCTGTTGCTGGTTCTTCACTGGCTTCAGTGCGTCCACACGCTTCTGGACCTTCGCAGTGTCAATGTCGCCATTGGCGTCCAGGTACTTCGTGTAGTCGACGTCTTCCAGAAAACCGTCGAGGAGTTCCTTCGGTACTTCACCGGCAGACAGGGCCTTGAACTCAGCCGCAACGAGGCGAGGCGCGAGCTTGGTCCGTTCATCAAGCCGTGCCTTCTCTGCCGCCGCATCGACGACCTTCTGGTCCGGGGCCTTGTTGTCTTCCTGGTACTTGCGCCACTTCTCAGCGTCGGCTTTCTGCTGGTCGTAGTCCGCACGCGATTTGGCGACACCCTCATGCTGCCTTGCGTGGAACTTCCAGTATGCCTCGCGCTGCTCGACGGTCATTTCCGCCAGCGGCGTATCCTTGGGGAACCCGTGGTCCTTGTCGGAACCACTTCCACCTCCCGCGCCGCCACCAGAGGTCTGACCCGGCTTGTTGTCCGGATCGTCGCCTTCGATGAAGCGAAGGTAGTAGGGTTTGCGCATAGCCATTGTTTTCTCCTTGTCGGAAGGGGGTGCTCCATGTCGGGGCTTCCAACGGATTATACCACAGAGGGTAGTCATCCGAAAGGCTTGTGGGGTCAGTCGTCGCTCGAGTTGCTTGGATCGAACAACACTGTCTGGTGAACCAGCCCTTCAATTATGTGCGGAGCACATGAGCTGGTGGCCATGACGTACTCGGCTTGTTCAGTGTCGCCTTCCATTGAGACAACATAGCCGATCATCACGAAGTCTTGTACTACGTATTCGTCGCCGTAAGTTTCTTTGGCGTAAGCCTGGAAGGCATCTTGCAATGCCTGGTAGGTGTCACGATTGTCACCAATGCCGCTCATCGCTTCCTCCTACGTGGCTTGGGCCGTTCCATCTCGTCGATTTCCGCAGAGATGAGACGGACACGTTCCTGCTGCCAGTTGATCGCCTCAACTACATCCTCGCCAGCCTGCCTGCGAGCACGCAGTCGGGGCAGTGATTCGTAGAGAGAGGCAAGCTGGGCATCGAGCGACTCACGTCGAGCGAGCTTGGTACCAGGCTTGGGCAACGGTCGACCCGCGGAGCGGTTCTTCGCACCCTGCTCAACCAGGTACGGGCCAAGCTCACCGTGCTCATCAATGCGATAACGCACGCGAGACAGTGCCTGGTCCGTATTGCCCCCCGCGAGCTCGTAGAGCGCGTTGAGGTCATCCTGGTTGAACTGATCGCCTGGGTCCTCGTCACCAACAATGGGCATGATGCCACAGTGGCAGTGATCGTGGATGGGCAGAAGCTTCTTCTTCTTGTACACGCGAGTCGAGGCGGCGATACAAAGACCACACGACTGCTTCGATTCAGCGAGCTCGGGATGAAGAATGCGCCGGTACCCGGTGACCTTCGGTGTGGCCGCAAGGATGTTGTTCGCCTGTTTGCGCATGGCGAGCTGCATGTCCAAGTCACCCAATTCATCCACACGCTTGAGCGCGATCTGTGCAGCTTCCTCCTCAGAGGCACCAAGCGAACGCGCATAACGATACTGCTCGGCGGGGCGGTTCCATTCCTCGAGAGGCTGGATCGCACGTTCGATCAGTTCATCGTTGATGGCGTCAATCTCATCGTCAGTCGGGAACTGCAGGTCATCGAACTGCTGGTACACGAACTTCATGTAGCTCAGCGTCTGTGACCGCACAGCATTTTGGGCCGACTCGACGAGCGTTGCCGAACGAGCTGCACGAGCGAGGACAAGGTCACCGTCGTAGAACGTGTCATTCGGCGCAGCCCAGAGAGCAGCGAGTTGACGCAGCAGGAAAGCAGTAGCAGTGGCGTATCCACGAGTCTGTGCCTCGAGAAGCATCAGGAGTCTCTGTGTGTTAGCCATTACTTCAGCTTAGCAATGTCCGTGGTGCCGGGCAGGGAGTTGACCTTGTTGTTCGGGTCTTGACCCATCGCAGCCTGCAGGAACATGTCGTCCATGCGCTCCTTCTCGGCAGTCGCAATCTCATCGGGCGAAAGCTCGAGAAACTTGGACATGGTCGTACGCCACGGAGCACCTGCAGCCATTGCCTGCACAGCAGACACGGCACGTTCGGTGAGCGAGGATCGACGTGGGCTGGCCCAGATGACTTCGATATCCTCAATCGCTGCACGTTCGGAGTCGCCTTCAGCAGCAAAGGCATCAGCCATCATCGCCGCGAACGCATGATCCGCCCGAGAGATGCAGTCATCAACCTTGAACAGAAGGCCTTCCCTCTGGAGCGCAGCCCCTTCCGCCGACCCATTGGCAGCATCAGGTACCACACTGAACAGCGGTGTTTGTGAGGACACTGCAAGATGGATAATGTCATCCTTGACGGAAGTGAGCACCGGACCAAGATCAGCTTGGCCCGATTCCCAGAACTCGGCGACTTCCGGCAGAAGCCAGATTGCACCCGGGTCACTCTTGAAAATGTCGGAGTAGTCAATCTCATGGCCGTCTTCGTCTGTGTTCGGCACGCCTTTGACTGCGCGCTGGCGGAAAGCCTGGAACGCAATGATGATCATTCGCTGCAGGATGGTGTGGTTGATGCGCTCGAGGGTAGCGATGTGCTTCTCGAACTCACCCTTGCCGCTGCGGTTCTTGAACGCGTGGATCGGCACGGTCTCGGTGAAGAGTTCTTCGCCTTCGTCGTCCCATTGCCACGAGCCCGGGCGGATCTGCCATGCCTGAGCCATCGCATTGGTACGGACGCCCGGAAGAATCGAATTGCCCACGTGGCGAGCGACACGCATAGTCGCCATGTTACCGTCTGTACCGCGCCGGTAGAGTACAGCAACGTCGCTATTCGTCATGTCGTCGCGATACACCTTGAGTGCAGCGATTGCGTACCCGGGATTGTCCGGGTCTTCCTCGGTGATGCACTGCGAAGGGTGTTCGGAACGAAGCAACGCACGAAAGCCATCAGGTGTGGGCTGCTGGGACACCGATCCGTAAGATTCGGACAGTGACAGCATCCACTCGAGGATTTCAGCCGCAGTAACCTTCATTCGGTTCTGCTTCCAGATGCGGGCAGCTTCCTCGTCACCATTCTCGTCGCCATCAGCGCCCGTACGGAACGCAAGGGGCTGCATACGGTACAGGACCGCATTGACGATGA